CGCGTTCGAAGCTCGGTTGAAGCTCCGTACCGCATGAGGCCCAAGGCCCGCGCGGTGACACGAATCTGACTCATCGGAGCACATCATGAGCGAAGTTGCACGCATCTCTGGCATCCCCGACTACGGCGTTGGCAGCAACATCAACTACAACCCCGAGCTGTACTCGGGCAAGTTGGTCGAGAAGTTCTACAAGTCCACCGTCTTCGGCGAGATCGCCTCGACCGACTACGAGGGCGAGATCTCCGCCTTCGGCGCGCAGGTCAAGATCCGCACCGTCCCCGACGTCACGATCTCCGACTACGTGATCGGCGCTGGCCTCACGGCCCAGTACCCGTCCAGCCCGTCGGTGACGCTGGTCATCAACCGCGCCAAGTCGTTCGCGGTGGCCCTGTCGACCGTGGACGCCCGCCAGTCGGACATCGACATGGCCGACGTGTTCGCCAACGACGGTTCGATCCAGCTGCGCATCGTCGCCGACGCGGACGTGCTCACCACGATCCCGGCCCAGGTGGCCACGGCCAACCAGGGCACGCACGCCGGCGCGGACTCGGGCTCGATCAACCTGGGCGACTCGACCGCGCCGTTCGTCATCACCGCGGCGAACGTGCTGAACTACCTGGTCGACTGCGGCACGGTCCTCGACGAGCAGAACGTGCCCGACGAAGGCCGCTGGCTCGTGGCGCCGCCGTGGTTCATGGCCACGATCAAGAAGTCGGATCTCCGCATCGCCTCCCTGGCGGGCGACGGCGTCTCGATCATGCGCAACGGCAAGGTGGGCGAAGTCGATCGCTTCACCCTCTACCAGTCGCGCAACCTGCTGTCGCAGGTCAGCCCGGGCCAGGCCAACTACATCATGTTCGGCCACTCGGCCGGCCTGACGTTCGCGGCCCAGATCCTCGAAAACGAGATGATCACCAACCCGAACGACTTCGGCTACATCATCCGTGGCCTGATGGTCTACGGCTTCCAGGTGATCAACGCCAGCGTGCTCGGCACCGGCGTCGTCCAACGCGGCTGATTGGAGTAGGCTCGAGGCTTCGGCCCCGAGTCGCGTCCAGCGATCTCAACTTTTCAGGAGCACACCATGGCCCTCACCACCAAGAACCCCTACGTGTCTTCGGACACGTTCAAGACCGATCCCGACATCATCTCGAGCGAGCTCTCCAAGGCCGGCAAGAAGGCATCGGCGCGCTACCCCTCGGGCAAGTCGCCCATCCAGCCCGGTGGCGGCGCGGGCGGCAACGCCGGCAAGATGAAGACGCGGGCGATGACGCCCGGCACGACCCCCACGGGTTCGTGATCCCCTGAGCCGGCGCCCTCGCGGCGCCGGTTTTCCGCTCCCCTCCGTCAACCGAGGAACCACCTCATGTCGATTTCCGACGCCCAGCAGGGCAAGCTCTCCCAGACCGTCGCCCGGGTCTACGCCCAGGACAAGAAGATCCCGATGCTGATCAACATCCACGACGGGCGGCTGATCGCCAACAGCGTCGCGATCCGCGGCGACGGCACGATGTCCCACCCGGCCAACCCCGACTACCGACTCTACACCGGCAGCCTGAAGGCCTCGCTCCAGGAGCGCATGGCCTTCATCGCGTCGTCCGTCGGCATCGGGCGCGCACGCGTGGTCGACTCGTCGGCCGAGGCGCCGGAGTTCGACGTGGCCAAGGCCACCAAGGACGAGATCATCGCGTTCGCGTTCACCGAGTTCGGCACGGTACTGTCCGAAGACACCGACATCCGCACGCTGCGCAAGCAGCTGATGGCGGCATCGGAGCGCGCCGCCCCGGCGGCCGAGAGCCTGAGCTGAGACTATGACGGTCACGGTCGCCTCCATCGTCAGCAGCGTTCGCGGAACGTTGATCGACGCGTCGGCCGTGACGTTCTCCGACGCGGTGCTGGTGCAGTACGTCAACGAGGGCATCTCCGAGACGTGCTTCGTCAAGCCCGAGGCCTACCCCGTCGAGGCCAGCCTGTCGCTCACCGCCGGCATCCGGCAGACACTGCCTGGCGGCGCCACCGGCTTGCTGGACGTGATCGCCACCGGCGCAGGCACCATGGTGACCCAGGTCGACAAGGCGCTGCTGGAGGCGGCCGACCCGAACTGGCCGTCGGCCAACCCGGTCGCGGCGATCGACCACTACACGACCGATCCGCGTCTGCCGCTGCAGTGGCTGTGCTACCCGCCGGCCGCCATCGGCGCGACAGCCGTCGTGCGCTACGGAGCCGTGCCCACCGCAGTGACGCTTGGCGGCAACCTGCCGCTACCTGACGCCTACGGGCCCTGCCTGATCGACTACACGCTGTCGCGTGCCTACGCGATGAACAGCAAGAAGCAGGACACGACCAAGGAGGCCTACCACAAGCAGCAGTGGGGCGCCGCGCTCGGCCTGAAGACGCAGTCGCAGGTCAGCAATACACCGCGGATCGCCGCAGGGACGCCGACGTGAACCTCGTTGCACTCGACGACCAGTTGACCAACGTCGCGCAGATCGTGCGCAAGGCGCCCAAGATCACGCTGCGGCGGGCCTACACGCGGGCCTACCGCGAGTGGTGCCAGCAGACGCAGTGGCTGCGCGTCACGATTGACGGCGTCACGACGGCCAACGTCGACAAGTACGGCCTGGGGTCGGACCCGAACCTGGACATCGTCGCCATCCGCGCGATCAGCCTGACGCAGGTCGTGGGCACGACGCCGCAGACCTACGGCTTGCGCCCGTCGGACTCCACGCAGTGGGTCCCGAACGCCACGCCCGCGGCGCCGCAGCAGTATTGCTACGTGCCCGAGGGCAGCTTCGCGCTGTACCCGACGCCTGACGCGGTCTACACGCTCTCGATCAGCGCCATCCTGACGCTCAAGGAGACGAATGCCGCAGGGCAAGTCCCGGCTGACCCGCTGATTAAGTACAGCAACGACATCGAAGCTGGCGCGCTCGCCTACCTGCTCGCGCTGCCCGGCCAACCCTGGACGGACCTGGCCGCCGCGGCGCGCTACATGCGCGACTTCGCCTCGGGCATCTCCAACGGCAAGGCCGAAGTGCAGCGCTCGTTCAACACCGGGTCGCAGCGCGTGCGCCCGCGGCCCTTCTTGACTGGAACCTGGCGATGAGCTTCGGCGTTTCACCCGACGTCCCTCCTGCGGAAGGGTCGCTACCCGGCACCACCCCGTCGATCATCGCCGGCAAGGCCAGCCTGGCCGCCTCGGTGTCCCCGCAGATCGTCGACAGCTTTGACTCGACCAAGTACCGAGCCACGAAGTACGTGCTCACGGTGTCGCAGGGCTCGAACTATCAGGTCGTCGAGATCGTACTCATGTGCACCGGCGCGGACTCGTACGTCGAGAGCTACGCGTCGATGTCGAGCACCGGCGTGGCGCTCGCCACCTTCTCGGCCAGCGTCACCGCCAGCGTGGTCGCCAACCTGAACGTGACGCTGCTCGCAGCCACCGCCGCAACGGTCAACTTCCAGGCCACCCGCGTGGCCTCCTGAGAGCTTCATGACCAACACCGCCGTCATCTTCCAGCAGCAGCCCCTCAACCCCGTCGTCGCAGGCGCAGACCCGACGAACGCGCGTGACAGTCTTGCCGCGCTCGTGGCCACGTTCGCCGCGTCGGCGGTGATGTTCGTCTCGCCGGGCGCCTACGCGCTGTCGGGCAACTGGACGCCACCCACGCAGGACGCGGTCATCCAGATGGCGGCGAACGTGAGTTTCACGGGCGCTCACGTCGACTTCAACAACTTGATCCCGTACGAGTCCAGCCCGGGGCCGCTGTTCTCGCTGCACCTGATCCGCAAGGACTACGGCGCTGGATGGGCCGGCACTGGCAACGTTTTCCAGTTCGCCTCCTACGCGAAAGCGAGCGTGGCGACGGTGCCGGTCGTTGCAGGGTATTTTCAGGGCGAAGCCGCTGTCGCAGGTTCCCACGCGTGGGGCATCAATCCCGCTGCAATCGTCAGCAACGCGACTGGTGTCGGTATCGCCGCCGAGATCGATATTGTTTTGACGGCAAACGGCCTGGGCTACGGCGTCGCCGTCGCCTCGTCGGGAACTTTCCAGCCCCAGAACGCTTTCCAGGTTGACGCCAACCAGTCGACTTGCCGGTTCATCGACGGGACGTATATCCACTTCAGCGAAACGTCTTCGCGGGGGTGCCTGACCGGAGCGGCGCACAAGATCGCCGGTGGTGGTGGTGCGGCTTCGGTGTGCCAAAACTTCCTCCAGGCTACGGGAGTCAAGGCTTCCGTTCTCGAAATCGACCTCCCGTCGTTTGCTGTCGGCGCCACTTCTACGGTCCCCGTCAACCGCCTGATCGCCATTGGCACGAACACGGGCGGCTTGGCAGAGCTGCGGTCTGATGGTGATGCCAATGCCGGTCTCGGGATTCGTGCAAAGCCGGGAGGCACCGGCCACGTCTTCATCACCGACCCAAGTTTGAACGCGGTCATCGACGTGGGCCCCGGCAGCACGCTCGGTTTCTTCAACCACGGCGGCACGACCAAGCCTACCGTCACCGGATCTCGCGCCACCGATGCGTGGCGCACCAGCTTGATGACCGCGCTCTCTGGATTCGGACTGGTCAACGACACGACAACCGCATAAGGAAACCATGAAGCGCGATTTCGACTCCCAACTGGTTCGGCTTGATGGCACGCCCTTCA